AGAGGGTCAGTGTTCAGGACTTCAAGGACGGGGCGGAAACCGACGCTCGCGTACTGGTCCGTAGCATAGATGCAATTCCAGTCGCGGGCCGAACTGTACCCACGGTACGCGCGAGACGAAGCATTCTCCGCCCAGGTCTCTTGACACCAGGAATACACGCCCACCCAATGCCAAAGCTGATTATGGGCACTGTTGTGATCGGTCGTGTTGAGGTTGGTGTCCAGGTCAGAGGAAACCGGGGCAGGGAGTCCGGTGATGACTTCCTCGCGGGTGATGAACCTGTCCCACTCGTTATTGGTAGGTGTTCCTCCGGCATACCAGTCGTTATTCCGCCGGTTGCTGCCTCCGGTGAGGAGGCGGCACTTGTACTTTGTCCCGTCGATGGTGATGGTCTTTCCGGTGACATAGCCCTGCCCGTTCAAGTCATCCCACGAGACGCTGACCAGAATGACGCGGTCGCAAATGAGGAGGGTTTTGTCCCCGTCCTTGATCTTGACCCATTGGAGCTTGTTCGCGTCCGCGCTGGGAGTGTCTCCGAAGGTGTAGTTCGCCATGCTGCCGGACATCTGTGGGATGTCTCCGTAGCCGCTGTTCCCGCCTGCGGAGTCGTCAGGCCGCCACGGCTTTGTGGGCCGCTTGAGAATTGCGCCGTTGTTGTAGAATCCGCCGAGCTTGACGGTTCCGAGATATTGCGCCATAAGGGATCTCTCCTTCCGTTTTGATAAAGCGGTAGGGCGCGAATATCTTCTTCGCGAGATTGTAGGCGCAAGCCCACCGGGCGAAGCCGAGCCACGAGTTGACCGCCTGGACGATCTCTTTCTTCGTGATCTTTCCCTCTTTGAGCTTCTTAATCATCGCCTTAATGCGCCGCTTCTCCTTGCGCTTGGACTCGGTTCGGAGAAGGAGGTGCGTCGCTTTGATTTTGAAGCCGTAGGCGTTCACGCCCTGCCGCACATAGAAAATCTTGGTCTTTTGGTTGGTCTCAAGGTGGAGCCTCTCCTGGAGGAATACCTTGATCTTTGCCAGCCACTCCCGGGCGATCTCCTTGTTCGGCGCGATGATGACGATGTCGTCCATGTACCGAGTGTAGAGTTTAGCACCGAGGAAGCGGATGCAATACTGGTCGAGCTCGCTGAGGTAGATGTTGGCGAAGTCCTGGGAGCTGACATTCCCGAGGGGTATGCCGGTCTCGCCTTCCGGGCTCGAGTCGATCACTTTGCAAAGAAGCCGGTAGAACCGAAGGAAGTCCTCGTACTTGTCGGGGTACTTCTTTTTGAGCTTCTTGAACCGCTTCGCGATGATCTTCTTTAACACTTGGCGGTCGATGCTATAGAAAAACTTCTTGACGTCGATCTTGATGACCGCCGCCTCGTCGCCCCATTTCATGCGGGCGACCCTCATGTCGTGCTGCACGTTGAACGCCGCCCGGATGGGGCCCTTGCCGTACATACAGGCGAAGGAGCGGTCAACGAAGACGGGGCGGAAAAGGTTCTGGAGCTCCTCATGGATGACAAGCTGCACGACCTTATCCCGAAGGTGCGGTATGTGGAGGCTCCTGGTCTTCGGCTCCGTGATCGTCCTGTGACGGTACGGGCCGGGACTGTACTCACGCCTCCCAGGCTGCGGTCTGCTCTCAATTTTCTTGAGATCAGACCAGAGCTCGACGTTGTTCACCTCAGAGAGAAGGTCATAGCATACGGCCTCACGGGAAAACTTCCTGTGACCTCTGAGGGCTTGTTTATAGCTCGCCTCGATCATGGGCCATCCCACCACATCCTCGTACTTGGAGGGCGGCATAGGCGGCGGGACGAGCTTACTTTTGGTGTTCTTGGTGTTGTAGTGCAAAATGGGGAATTTCGTCATTTGTGGCATCCTTTCCAGTTAGAACGGCTTGGCACCTATGACGCGGGTTTATACCCACATTGTAGACAGCCTCCCGCCGCCCAATACGACAGGGTGGGCGGGCCTCTATCACTGTTTTTACGCCGTCTCAAGACATGGCGAAGGATTACCTCTCCCTTGAAGTATAACAAGGACTCGCCAGCAAAGCCGTGACCGTGCCGGACGAAATAACCTACAAGGCGGGGCGGAAACCGACGTTCGCGTTCTGGTTCGTAGCATTGTTGTAATTCCAGTTGCGGGCCGAATTGTACCCACGGTTCGCGCGATACGAAGACCATACAGAGATAACCCTAAGTAGGTGCTTTACTTTTTGGGCTGCTGCCCGTTATTGATGAAGAACTTTTGCAAGCCTCCAATGATGCGCCCGATCTCATTGAGCTTTCCTTGCAATTCAAAGAGCTTCTTCTGGGTGATGTACTTCTGCGTCTTTGCTATCCCAAACAAGACGAGGAGAAGGGTTTTCTCCGCGTCCGCTTCGTCCAGCCATTCCAGCCGCTTCTTGACGACCGTGAGGTTGTTCGCCATGACGGCGGCGCGGATGAGCTTGAAGCACGACTGCTTAATCTCTTGACTCAAGGAGAACTTCTCCGAGACGGGGAAGTTTTTTAGCAAGGGGTAGACATCCCTTTCCAGGAATATCTCAGCCTTCTTTTGCAGAACTGACGGCTCAGCCAATATAGACACACCTCGCTTCCTTGACGCGGGTGATCTCGGTGATGTCCCCGTAGAACTCCAGGCCGTAGTCGGTCAGCCTGATTTTGATAGGCTTACCGCTGAGAGAGCTCTTTCCCTCGAGCGTCAGGTTCTCCCCAATCTCCAGGGCGAGGCCGCTCTCGGTTTCGAGGACGATGTCGTCTTCTTTGAGCTGCCTGCATTTTTTGCATATCGGGACAAGCTCTCCAAACAGGCTCCCGATGATGCAGCTTGCCTCCTTTCGGGTGCAAGCGACCTTATACATAGATTTTCCGCGCCACGGGGTCATAAATCCCGGACGTGATCGCGACGGCGGTAACGGAGTCAAAATTTTTGAGAAAGACGTTGTTGACCATGTTGTTCAGCGTGGCGTCTTTCAAGACCTTGATCTCCTGCTGCGCGGCTGCGATCTGAGCCTCATGGAGAATAGCGGCTTCCCGGTTGGCGAAAATGCCGTCGTCCATGTGGTTCATGTTCGTCTGACTCACGGGCGTCCCTTCTTGGATGACTTCCCCCGTCACGACATCGGTGACGTGGTCAAGCCACCCAATTTTTTCATACTGCTTCATCGCTGCTTTCGACCTCCATTTCCTTGATGTTGTATTTGAAGGCTACATAGAGCCCCTTGCCCTGTGTCTTGGTGAAGACCCGATCGCCAGCACTCGCCACGACGTCGCCGTCAGTGTCGACGAGCTCCACGTTGGAGACGTCACCGATGACTGTGTCATCGAAGTAGACATACACCCTCGCGTCGGAGCCGCTGACGATTTTTCGGAAGGGCTGCACCGTCTTCGGCTGTCCGTTCAAGGTAAAGGCTGCGTGATCGACGGAGTCGACGAACCGCTGCCCGATCTTCTGGATGCCGATGTCTGTGAGCGTTTTTGCCATTTAGTCGCTTCCTCCTCTCATTTGAGTTGTGCTGGAGCATCGGGCCGTATCGGAACACCTCAAGTATTCCTTAACGCCGCTCTCAGCCCCGGAGATCGCCGCGATGTCAGAGGCGAGCCCCTCGTAGATGGTATAGTTGCCGAAGTGATAGAACTCCTCAGACGCCGCGAATGTGCCGGACTTCGGGAACTGGACGTCGCCGGAGTCTTTTCCGCCCTGTGCCGTTACCTTCGAGGCAAGCAAGTAACCCTCGCTGACCACATGGGGCCAAACGCCACAAACGAGCTGACCGCACCGTGGATAGTCTGAAAAGCCGTGCTCGAGTCTGGAATGTAGAACAACGGCAGCCCCGGTCTCCATACCATAAGCTGGCTTGCTGCTGCCCTGTTTGACCTTGCGAACCTCTGCGTCGATGACGTCGAGGTTGTAGACGCCGCTCTGCTTCGAGCTCTTGAGGAAGATGATGAACTCGGCCCACCGTTCCGGGTCTTGTACGGAGAACGGTTCGATGTAGCTCTTATCGTAGCCGAGAGAGGTGAGGGCGTAGAGTACGCCTTGCCGCGTGCCTCCCCACTCGGAGATCAGTCCCTTCATGGAGAGCCTCGTCCTATAGGCTTCTATATCCTCTCCTTCAAGCCTCGGCATATCCCGATCTTGACCGTGTACCGGGAGCATGACCGGCGATGCGCTCACTACGTTCGCCTCGTCTCTTACTCGGAAGAACGCTTTCTTGACGTCGTCAAAGTCCTTTCCGATGACCCGGAAGAAGATGCGGAACTGGTTGGCAGCTTCCTTTCCCTTCTTCAACGGAGCGAACAGGAGGTCAAACATATAGTCGCCGAAGTTGTCGTATCTCTTCATCCGATCACTCCCTTTCGACTGTTACATTGACAGCCCCGAGGGTGATGACCTTGTCCTTGTCCAGCTTCACGTCCTGGGCCGGTACGGTGATCTCGGCATTTGTGGCCGAGCTATAGCCGTTTCGGACTGCGAAGTTGATGTCGGAACGAGTCAGCTCGTTTAGCTTTCGGCCTCTGCGAACTGCAAGCAGCTCCGTCAGGATGGTCTTGACCCGGTTCTCGATGTCTTCATCGGAGTCTGCCGAGCCGGTCGTGATGGTGAGCTCGATGTCCTGGTCGACTGTGACAGAGGACTTCACGAGTATATTATCGTATGGCCCCGCGATCTTGTCAACGGCTTCCTGGACTGACTTGAGCAAGCCTTCCGTCGCTTCTCCAGCCGTGCCGGTTACGATAATGTCGACGGTGCCTTGCCCTCTCGGATGGTCACAATCTGCCTGGGCAAACAGGACGCCGGTGACGGACTCAGCCGCGTTGACAAAGGCGTCTTCGGTCGCAAGCTGCGCCAGCTCAGACCACGATCGGAGGGTGCGTGCTCTCGCGCTCTCATCGTCTTCTGTATCGCTGCCCTCGCGCACAATCCAGTCGGCGGCGTTTGTGATCTTGACGTCTCCGATGTAGGTGAGCGTGCGGGTGATCTGTCCCTCTGGGACATTGTAGCGGCTTCCTTCGGCCTCGGCCTCCACGAGTACGTCGACCGACATCGCCCCTTTTTGGAGCACTGCCGCCTCGATCGTGAAGTATCGGAGCTCCTCTCCGTTGATGTCAAGGATGCTCTTGAAGACGTGGCCCTTCGCGATCTTGATAGCCTCTCCGCTCGCACCCACGCGGGACACGGTAACGAGCCCCTGGGCCTTCTGCGCCTTCTTTCTCTTCTTGGAGTAGTCAGGCATTTTGAGGTCAAGCCACACGCCCTCGGCATGGGTGACGAACATATTGTTGAGAATACGGCGGGCGAGCTGGAGTAATTCAATCTTGATACGGAGCTCGACCATGAGCAGCGTATAGAACACACCGCCCGAATGGAAATTTGTGACGACGAACCCCTCTTCCTTCAGCTCTGCGACCTTCTCGTCTTTTGCCTCTTCGAGCGTCGGGACAGGGATGACGGCGTCAAGTATCTCTTTGTCGATCATGCTGCTATCACCTCCACGCTGACCGCTCCAATGACGACGTTTAGCTTGCGGGCTTCGCTCTCTTCTCCGAAGCGGAAAGAGCAGCAGAGCAGGATGACGTCGTCGTTAAAATCTATGCTGATCTCGATGCTGTCCGGGAGAATGACCTCCCGCTTTTGTAGTTTTGACCTCGCCCGCTGCGTGATCTCTAAACGGGTGAGCTCAGAGTCTTCGGACTGGATGAAGTCGTAAAGGCCCCACCCGAACTCCGGGTCATAGAACAAGTCTCCCGGCTGCGTGATCGCCTCGAGGACAATGTTCTGATATAGGCAGTCAAGCCCGGAGCAGAGGGGGGCGTCTCCGTCCGCCGCCTGTGTGAGCTGCCACTCATCGTCGAGCCGGATGTCGGTGTCGTACAATCCCGTCACAAGCTCACCTCCCCGATGATCGACGGAGTGAGGTCTCCGTATGGGAGAGCGACCGCTACCACGGCCCCCGCCTTGAACTGACTCTTAGACTTAATTCCAGGAATGGTCGGAAAGTCATCGTCCGGGTTCCCGAAGCGGTCGAGGACGGTCAGGGTGTACTCGTACCAGTTGGCGGTGATGTGCCCGTTAAAGCTGCTGCCAGTGTCATCATTGTGGATGACGAGCTCCTCGATCTCATAGGCGTCGAGCTTGGTCGCCGACTTGATGCTCGCGAACACGACGGCGGGGAGCTTCAAATGCGGGTAGTCGGCAGCGATTGACTTCTTGATGATCGCCTTGACCATTTCTTCGAGCATGATGCGCCCCTCCTTTCGTTGTTTAGAAGTAGATGTAGGTGCGGATGAAGCCGGAGTCGTTTGTGGTCGACACCACTTTTTGAACCTCGACCTCGCCGCTCACCTGTGGATGGATGACGTTGATCTTGTGGGAGTGCTTCACAAATGGGGCGGAGACCGTTTCAAGCTCCCATACGCCTCCGGCCCGGTTCAGACCGAGAATATTGACGCCGTGCTCGAAGGTGTAGACTTTCTCCTGCTCCGGCTTCTCATCCCAGTAAAAGACCCCGCCAGAGAAGAAGAACGGAACCTTTAGGCCCCACGCCGCGTTGACGGTGTTGATCGCCTGGACGGCGTTCTGCTGCCGTATGGGGAGCATCTTGCGCCGTGGGTATGTCTTGGACGAGAGTTTCATCTTGGAGAGCCCCGCTTTCGCCAGGAAGAAGGCGAGCATCTCCTGCGGGGTAGTATCAAGAAACGTGTCGTTGATGATGGTCTCTTCGAGCACCAGCATCTCATCCTTGAGATTGACTTCGTTCGCAAAGGCCCCGCCGTCGTATGGTTTGGCGACGTAGCCCGTGAAAACGTCGTCAAGGGCTCCGTCATATCCGAGCTGTATCGCTGCGGGGTCTTTCTTGTTCAGTGTGATCTCCGGGCGAAACTGCCCCGTGAAGCGTATCTTCGCCCAGTCAAAGTAGGACGACTTCGCGGAGTAGACCTCGATCTCGATGCCCTCGTTGAAGGTATAGGGGCCCGCCCGGGCCGCGATTTGTGGGTAGTATAACTCGGTTGTTTCCATAGTCGCCTCCTCAATATGGCATTTGTGCGACTCGGTTCATCGCTGCCGCTGTCTCGGCGTCATCAACTGCCGGAGACTTTCCACGGCTCGTTGACAAGTAGGTCTCATACTCTTCGGTGAGGCTGCTGCTTGCGGCGGAGCTTCCGCTCCCAGAATTGCCGGAGCTCTTGGAGCTGCTGCTCGCCGTGGTCGCGGTGATGGTCTGAGGGATATACTCCCAGAGCTCAAGGGAGGCGGTAAGCTGTCCGCTCTTGCTCTCGCCCTTGTGGGTGAGCTTCTTGAAGATGACCTTCTCGATGCCGTGGGCTGCTGTGTCCTCGCTGACAATGGGGATAGGCTGCGGAACGCTCTGCCCGGGCTTTCGGAAGATTGAGCGGAGGCTGGCGTATCTCTGGTACTTCGTGGCTGACTGGGTGTCGTCAATGATGAGCTCGATGTTCACCTTTGCATCCTCGTAGCCCGTCGCCTGTTTCGGCTTGGTCGCGCTGCCCTCCACTTCCTGCTCGTCCACCTTCGCCGACTCCGTGACCTCGATGCTTTTGACGAGGCCAGGGAGGACGACCCCGTTGAGCTTGATGGTTTGGTCTTCGACGTATATCATGGTCGTCCTCCCTCCTTTATGCCGGTGTAGGAACGGCGTCCGAGTCTCCGCTCGGGTCTTCGTCGCCGTTTCCGTTGGTGAAGTCCTCGACTTCCTTGAGAAGTGCGAGTAGTGTCTGCAAGTCCTTGATCTTCTTGAGGTCGACTTGCATGAGAAGTCTCTGGATGACGACGGTCTTGCCTCCGCTGGAGCTTCGAGCTCCGCTCTCGTCGGTTCCGTCTCCTTGGTCGCCGCCGCCCGTGAGGTTCACCTTCTTGGTGGGCTCCCTTTCGAGGGTTGCCTTGGTCTGCTCCAGGCCCTTCTCCATCGCCTCTGCGGGCGCGTTCTGCGCCATCGTGAGGCCGTGTGCGTATGTGGTCATGGTTCGCTGTCCTGACAGTGTCAGGGTGGACAGAGGCCCTTCCTTCGCGTCAGAGAACGGGAGCAGGTTTCGGATGCGCTGCAATCCTCCCTTGACCGCTTCGACCGCTGTGGAGAACGCCGACTTGATGCCATTCGCGAACGTGGTGACAATGCGCTGCCCAGACTGGAAGAACCACGTCACCGCGCCGGAGACTGCGTTCTTGATGGTGTTGAGTCCATTCGAGAACGCCGCGCGGGCCTCGGTGAATTTCTGGGAAACGCCCTGGACGATGCCGCTCATCGCCGTCGAGAACTTCTCTTTGATTGCGGTGAGCTTCCCGCCCGTTAGGTTGTCGAGGAAGGTGAAGCCTGCCGTGTAGTAGCCCTTCACGCCCTCGACCGCTGCGGCTGCTATACCTCGGATGCCGCCGCCGTGTTCTTGATATGCTGCCTTCATATTGCTCAGTTTTTCCGAGACGGTGGTCTTCGCCGCCTCCATGACCGAGCCGATGACGTTGCCGATCGCCCCGAAGACGTTCTTCGCCACCTCCAGCGCAGCCCCGAGTTTTTCTTTGAAGAAGTCGATGACTGCATTGACCGCGTTACGGAACCACTCGCACTTGTTGTAGAGCAGCACCAGGGCCGCGATGAGGGCCACGATGCCTATAACTACCCAGGTGACGGGGTTTGCAAGCAAGGCGGCTGTGAAGCTCCAGACCGACGATATAAGCGGCGTCAACGCTCCCTTCACTAAGACGAAGCCAGCCTTGAGCATTTTGAAGGCCGAGATCGCCTTTGTTATGACAAGGCCGACACCGCTGACGACCGCGATGACCGTGCCGCCCACCGTGAGGAAGCCGCCCAGAGCAAGCACGACGATCATGATGACGCGGACGAGCTCCTGGTTCTGTTCAATCCACGAGCCGACCTTTGTGAGAACCTGTTCTCCCTTGCCCATGAGGTCGTTGATAGTGGGGAGGAGCGTGTTCCCTATGGTCTCCGTGACGTTGTGGATGCGCTGCTGCAATCGCTCGAACTTCTCCGGCTCAGTCTCATTGATCGCCGAGGCCATCTCCAGTGCGACGCCCGTGCCGGAGCCGAGCGCGTCGTACATACCGACGATGTTGTCCTGAAGGTCTCCGACCTTGTTATACATGAGGTCGATAAGGGCGACGGCCTCTGTGTCGCCGAAGGCTTTTTGCAGCTCCATCTTCTCGGCGGCGTCCATCGTTTCGCCGAACTTCCCGCGCAGCTTGTCCAGGATTTCCGGCATACTGAGGAGCTGATTGTTGGCGTCCGTAAAGCTGAGGCCCAGGGCTTCGCCGCCCTTCGCTGCCGATCTCAGGAACGCCTTGTACTTGGTGCCCGCCTCGCTGCCGCTCATTGTGGCTTGCAGCATACCCAGAATAGAGAGCTGCTCTTCGAGGGGGACGTTTGCGGTCGTTGCCGACGCGCCCAGTGTTTGGATACTTTGAGCCATGCCGGAGCCGGTTGTCTTGAACTGCTTGACGCTCTGCGAGATACCAGCCGAGAACATCTCACCGAACTCAAGGTCTGAGAGGTCTCCGTAGAACTCCTTGTAGATACCGTAGCCCGTCGCAAAGAGCGACGTCATCTCTCCGATCGTGGACTTCGTTGCCTTCGCGGTTACACCCGCGAGCTCTGTGTATTGAGCGACGCCTTCGTCCGTCAGGGAGGCGATGCCGCTCTTGATGTCGTAGGCTGTGGAAATGAAGTCCGACTTCGTTGTACCGGCCCACTGGTCGGAGAAGTCGCGGGCAGCATTCTCCACCACGCCCAGGTTTTGCACGCCCAGAGAGGCAAGCTCGCCCAGGGCTCGGCGCGTCTCGAAGGTCGCCTCTACAGGTGCCAGGACGGCCCCGGCGATCTGGCTTCCCATCTCCTGCATGACAGCCCCGGTCTTCGCCATGTTCCCGAGGCCCTCGCTGACCGCGTCCAGCTTGGACACGTTCGCGCCCACCTTGGACGCGACACCAGCCATCGGCCCCGAGAGATTGTCGATCATGTTCATAATGAGCGACAGTTTGAAAACGGACTCTAAACTCATGCCTTTCGTTCACCTCCTATTTTTTCTGGAGGCGAGCTGTGTTCAAAAGCGACCGGCGACAGGGCCGTCACTCGGGGAACGCTTTCACGATTGCCCGGGTGACTATGCCCTCCTCAAGCTCCTGGATGTAGCGAGCCTTCGCCACCCAGTCAAGGAACTCGTCGATGTCGTCGATCGCTTCGGGGTCAAATGCCTCTAAGAGAGGCGGGGGGACGTAGCGGTAGATTTCCAGCAGTCCGGCCTCTACGATGCTTTCCCGAACCCCCGCGACCTTCTCTCTTAGAGCTTCTTCAAATTTGCCGTGTTGGTCAGGCCGAGGATCTCCGTGAGCTTGTTGCCGATGGTGATAGCGATGCCCGGGTTCTCCTCCATGTCCTTCGTGAGCTTATCCCTGTCCTCATCAATCACGGCGTCCAGCATGAACACCTTGCTCGCCTTCGTGATGCCGGACTGGGACGCGCTCTTGATGTAGCGGTCGTAGCTGGGCACACTGGGACGCTTGAAGCGGTAGACGTACTCCATCTCGTTCTCGTCGTCCACGGGGACGGTCATGCCGACGCGGTAGAGCTTGCCGCCGTACTTCTCCTTGAGCTGCTCGTCGGAGCTTGCCTGGGTCACGATGTTTTCCTTGCTTTCCATAGTGTGACTTCCTCCTATCAATTATTTTGAGATAACGCTTAGACCGGCTTGACGCCGTCCTGGATGATGCCGCCGACGATCATGAGGTCGATGTCGACGGTCAGGCTCTTGTCCCCCTGGGACGCCTTGTTGCTGCGCTTCGAGAAATGGACTTTCTTGAGCTCGTCAATTCTCGTCCGCCCGCCATCGTTGGCGTAGGAAACAACGATCGACGGAATTTCCAGCTTGTAGAACGCGAGCCCCTTGGACTTGCAGTAGTCCAGAAGATCGTCATAGTCGTCGCGGAGCATGGAGATTTTGCCGGACGCCTTATAGTTGCCGGTGCCGTAGCCGCGCGGCATAGAGCCCTTGCCGTAGGTCTCCTCCTTCTCCTGCTCGTCATCATAGCTGATCTCCTGGAGCTGGAGCACAAGACCCGGGAACTTGACGTCAACGTCAGCCCAGTCGTAGGCTTTCCCGTTTACTTTGAGCATGGTCTTTTCCTCCTTCCATTAACTTTCCGCCAGAGCCGCGCGTCCCAGGTCGATCTCGACCTCGCGGATATAGCCACGGGACAGATAGCGGATTTTGATACGCATGGTTTCATCTTCGAGGAAGGTCTCCTCCTGTCCCTCGACAACGGTCGTCTCATAGGAGCTGATCTCCTCGTCATCGACCATGCGGTCAAGGGGCGCGCTGATGAACTTCGCCCTGGTTTCGAGCTCGCCCTGGATGTCCTCCAGGTCGATGTCATCGTTCTTGAGCAGCAGGGCCTCCTTGCGGGTCTCGCGGATGATCTTGTTCTTCACGCGGACATCTTCCATGTAGCGGAAGTCGCTGCCGTCCGGGCTCATCATCTTCGTGTGGTAGACGAAGAAGTCATCCAGGCCGTCATATTCGCGGAAGGTCATATAGCCCGCCACGTCCAGCAGCTCGATGATGCTGTTGTCATACCCTGACGGGAGCAGCTCAAGCAGCTTCGTCTTCGGGATGCCCATGCCAGCCTCGGGACGAGTCTGGCCGATGGACTTCTGCACGGATGTCATCGCATAGCGACCGAGGGCCACGCCCGCGAGATTGACGTTCTGCGTGGTGCCATCCAGTTTCACAAGGCGGCCCCATGCCGCGCACACCTGGATGTCCGTGTCTTTGATCTTCTTGCGGTCGGCTTCCATCTGGAAGGCCCAGTCGTGGAGGTCTCCGTTCTCGCCCTCCTCGGGGAACTCAGGCTCCAGCACGAAGAACATGGGCTTGTGATAGACCTCGAAAAGCTCTTTCCTGAACTCGCTGACCGCCTGCCAAAGAGCCAGCGTACTCGCGCCGACAATATGGACACCCTCGACCTCCTGGTTGAACTTGGTGATCTTCTGGAGGGCCTCCAGGATGTCGCCGTTGGTAGCGACAGGGGCGGCGGTCTGGAAGGAGTAGGTATCGTTCACCAGGAAGGAGCTCGGCTTCTGGTCGGTCTGTGTGGCCTCGACGAACTTGAGCGTCATCCCAGTCCCGGAGAGCTCATAAGAGCCGGTCATGGGCACGGTGATCTCGTCGCTGTAGGAGAAGCCGCCGTCGATGGAAACGATGAAGGCAGCGGTGTTGAGTCCGCCCTGTGCGGTGATCTTCACGATCACCGAGAAGGCGTTCGTCGGGGAGCCGGTTGCGGTCATGCTGCCGCCGCCATCTCCCACTCTTGTGACCTCTCCGATGGTTCCCGCCGTCGTGGCGGTAACAGGGAGGCAGTAGACACGGCTCGCGCCGAACTGGACGGAGTCCATGACGGCGTCGGCCAGGGGAGACAGGCCGAGGCGTTTCTTAATCATCGCCGCGTCCATATCCCCGGTCACGATGATCGGGGTGTCGGAAACGACGGGGGAGACGCCGACTTTGATGTGGAGGCCGTCGCCTGTGGGCGTCGCGAAGCCCAGAAGGCCGTCGCTGACGTTGTGTTTAACATCTCTGAGCATTTACTCGTTCGCCTCACTTTCCTTGCTCCTGGGGCCGCTCGCGGGCCCCCTGGTAAACCTCTCGATGCCAGCGAGGAACTCCTCGTCAGACATCACTCTTCCGGGCTTCCATCCGCTCGCGACACACGCGCCAGCGAAGACAGCCCGCTTGATATTGTGCTTCTTGCAGAGCTCTCCGATCGTCAAGAGCTCCGGCTGTTTGGTTTTGGTTGCCATTATCAAGGCTCCTTTCCGTTGTTCTTTTCAACGGACACGACCTCGACGCCGGTGAGCGGCGCGAAGCCCGTGTCCCTATAAAGGCCACCGTCAAACGAGATCGTCGCCTGGACGGCAACCTGGGCTTTGAGAATGGAGTCGTCTTTGTCGACCCAGTCCGCTCCCTCGACCTCGATCTGGACGAAGTTGCCGTCGACATAGATGCCCCGGTCAAGGCTCGCGAGAAACTTCTCGAAGATGGTCTCGACCGCGTCGTCGGTATAGTCCCCGATGACCACCGTGAACGTGAGCTTCCGTTCAAAGACCTTTCTCCTCTTCTTCTGCGCTCCCTCTTGGTCAATGTAGTAGGTTTTGGAGCCGTTTCTGGATAGGGCCTCTGACTCGAAAAGCACCGCTCCTATGTGGGACTCCTGACTCTTTTCGAGAGATTTCTGGGTTGTGTACGGCTTGGACTTTAACCCTGCCGCCACGAGCTTATCAAGAAGGTATTGTTTGCTTTGTCCGTAGAGCACGGGTTAATTCTCCTTTCCGATGAAGTCCTCGACCGTTGCTTTGATCTCCTGCATATCGTCGTCGGAGAGGCCGAGGAAGGGACGGGCGGGGATGCGGATGCGGACTTGCTTCTTAGAAACCCACTTGCCTCCCACCCGGAAGCGGAGGGCTTTCTTTCTGCGAGCCCGGATTGTGCGGCCCGGTTCGCCGAACTGGTGCGTCGCCGCGTGCTTGACGTTGGTGCCGACCGCAAAGCCTGTAGCGTCCGACTTCGATTTGATGGAGTTGCGGAGCTGCGCGGACTGGATGAGCGTTTTCCCGCCCTCGGTCTCCGCCCTTATGGATGTCTTCCACCGCTTGCCGCTCGGGTCTCTGCTCTTTTTGAAGCGTTCCAGGGTGGACTCCCGGACACCTTCGGCGAGAGCTGCGTTGATGCTCTTCTTGTCGATCTCCGAGAAACTCCTTATTTTTCGGAGCATCGCCTGGGTGTCCCCTTCGAGTCGGATGCTATACATGGCTCACATCCCCCTCATTTTGTCCCGGCTGAAAATCCGGGGGTTCGATTTCACCGAGAACCCGGTCGCCGCTGCGGTGGTCGGGTCATCGGTCTCGGCCCCGAGTGAGACCTTTCCCTCCGCGACAAGCGTGAGGAACTTGATCGCCTGATTGTAGCGGTTGAGATAGGTCTTCTGATCTGTGCTCTCGTCGATGCCGATGCGAGAGAACAGGTTATAGACTGCGATGTCCTTCGAGCATTTGTTGATGATCTTGGGGGCCGGTGAGATCGGCACGGCGTACCTCTTGGCAAGGTAGCCGTCGATCTCACCGTCAGCGTCCGCGATCGCCTCGTCAATGATCGGGACGACCAGCTCCTCACGTTCTGCAGGGTCTTCGATGAAGGTGTCCCCGATGATCGCGTTGAGGGCGTCATCCTTTACCATGCTACGGACTTCGGCTCTCGTGCTGTAGCTCACGACGTCCCCTCCCTTCTGTCAAAAGTGGGAGGTTTAGACCTCGGAGCCGTCAGAGCCGACCGCCATCTGCCAGAAGCCAAAGCCAGCGTTGCCACGGCTGTCCGCGCCATAGATGAACTTCTTGCTCATGAAGACGTTGTCATCGGTCTCGGCAGTCTTGGAGACGAACTTCGCCTTCTTGCGCTGCTGGTAGATGAGGGGCTTGATGGGGCGGCTGGTGTCCAGAAGGAACCACGCCGTGTCGCTGGTGAGTCGGGGCTCGACATGGAGCTCTGCGGTGCCCTGCATGGTGTTCTTGGTGCCGTTGATGAACTCGGCGACCAGGATTTCCCGGGCCTTGGCCTCCAGAGTGGGCGGAACGACCAGCAGATTGGGAACCAGGGCCAGGGAGCGGCCCTTGCTGTTCTTGTAGCCTCTCATCATCGCGCGGGCGGTGACATAGGACTCCAGGGAGAGCTTGCTGGTGATCTTGTTGCTCACCGCGTTCTTGCCGACCTCATGGTCGGTAGCGAAGAACGCCTTGCCGTCGTAGCACTTCGCCTCGAAGCCGGAGGCCAGCAGCGCGTAGACCAGCTCGTCGGGATGGGAAGCAGCGGACGCGCCGAGCATCTGGATAGAGGGCTTATACAGGCCGATCTTGTCGTCCTCGATCGCGTTGCGGTCGACGCCGACGGTCAGCTCGAAGTCCTTGTTCTTGATGGTGTAGTCAGAGCCGGTGAGGTTCTGGATTTCGCGGTCGCCGATCCACTCCCTCATCCCGGGGATGTCGCCGAGCCACGCATAGGTTTCGCTGTCACTGGCGGAAGGGACAACGGTCGCGACCTTCTCATAGGTCGGCTTCTGCTCAGAGAACGCCTGATTGAACAGAGTGTTGAAAGAGACGTAGATGCCTCTGAGGTTCTGGGGATTGATAATCATGATGTGTTATCCTCCTTTTGTTTGTTGGTGTTAGGACGCGCTGGTCACGGTGACGCCGCGACCGATTTCAACGGCGACGCCGTCCTCGTCTACGCGAACAACCAGACCAGCGGCGGAAGCCCCGGTCGCAAGAGCGGTGACGGTCTGATCGTCCTCGATGTAGCAAGGCTTGAGGACGTGGGCCGCGCCGATCTTGTTCGAGGTTGTGGCGGTATTGTTAAAGACGAATACGCCGCGAGCGACGCGGATGAACGCCTCGCCATCTGCCCCCTTGTTCTCGACGGTCTCCTCCGCGCGGCCCGCTGCGGTCAGGCCAGTTGCTTTCTTGCCGGGGATTGCGTAGCCGTTGGCGTCCAGGGCGACGAGAGCCCCCTGGTAGATGGTGGCGCCGCCCTTGACGGGCAGATACAGGAACTTCGCGTCCTGCATGATCTCGGTGGTGTCCCTTTCTTTGGTCAGAGCTGCCATGATGTTAGTCCTCCTTCATTCCGTACTTCTTGACGTCTTCGGCACTGATGCCGAGCTGCTTGCAGACGAGCATCGTCGCGTCGTCGATCTGGTCGCCCTTGAGAGGGAGATTGTCGCCACCGGCGATCTCGCTCATGGGGACGACCTGGGGAGCCTTCTCCACGAAGGAGCCGAAGCCCTTCGGGTCGCTCAGAGCGTAGCTCTTGGCCCACTCTTTCTGTGCCGGAGTGATCTTTCCGGCCTTGAGAGCCAGGGTGACAGCCTCGTCGGCGTCGCGCTGCGCGTTCTGCTGCTTGAGAGCCTTGAGCTCCTCCAGTACATTGACGCCATCGATGGTGCCGCCCTTGAGCTCCATGATCTTCGCCGTGACGTCATCCGTGGCGGCTCCGGCCTTGAGGCCCAGCAGCTCACACACGGCCTTGTTCGCGACGACGTTTTCGTCGGCGGCGGGGGGCTGCTGCCCTTCCTTGAGAGCTTTGTTCTCGGCGACACACGCCTTGAGGGCCTCCATGACCTGCTCCTCGTTGGCGTCTTCGCCCAGGCCCAGCAGCTCCGCGAGCTTCTTGATGATTTCCATGTTGTTTTGTCCTCCTTCAAAAGTTTCAGAATTAACGATTGCGGTCATCCCTTCGATCGCAGGGGTATTGGTCAGAGCCAGAGAGTGCAGCCCCGTCGCCTTGTTATCCGATTTGCGGACATTGACCACGGGGGAGAGGTAGCGGTACTCCTTGTTCTGGAGGTACTGCGCCCCTCTGGGCGTCCACTCGACGACGGCCTTGATCTGTCCGTCCTCCAGCTTGAGCTCCTTGACCCATCCGGCAGCGGGGGCTTCGACCCCCTTGAGCGTCTGGTGTTCGTAGTCGACAACGAGATCGACGCCACGTTTGGCGATCTGCGCCTTCATCGCTTTGTAGCTCTCCTCGTCAACATCGAACTCTCCCTTCGAGCTGACGACGTGGCCCAGGGGGAGGACGGAGATCGTCTCCGGGGCTCCTTCAAGCTCCACGTTGCTGCCCTTGAGGATGAAAAACTCATTCATTTTTGCTGTGTCCTCCTTCGGTTTCTTCCCGAGCCTTGTTCTAAGGCCGTTAGCACGCGTGCAAACGCCCCTATTTCGCTTCTTCCGGGCTCCCGCCCCCCTGCGGTCGCCCGCCGCTCTGCAGCCCTCTGTGGGCCTCTCAGCGGCTTACACGCCCGTCCGCTCCTTTTCCCTGTTCTGGTACGCCTTCACCAGCGGCTCGGGATAGTCTTTCATGTCGGGCTCGAAGCGTACCTTTGCGGGGTTGGTGGAGAAGTGGGGGTCGGGAGCAACTGCCGGGAAGGATGTCTCAACCTCCAAGCCCCGCTGCTCCATCTGACGCTTTGAGAGCGTCCTCACGGTGCAGCGGCAGCGAAAGCCGTTCGGAGGAAACCATGTGTCCCATATAGGGCTGTCTGCCGGGAATACCTTCCCGTCCATCGCAAGGTGACTCGGGCGCGTGTGGGAGTCGTTGACGGCGTCGTACATCCAGTACGGGCGGAGCTGCATGACGTCCGGGTCTGTCATTTGCTCGTAGTGCCCTACGTTATATGCCGTTTGGATGTTGGTGCGGAAGATGTTGTCGGCTTGCAGCGGGTCGAGCCCTTCATAGCCTTCGGCTTCGAGGAACTCGTTCATGTTCGCCCGGAACTCTGAGAGGGTGTTTCCTTCCTCCAGGGCTGCAAGAAGCTCATCATAGAACCGCTTGAGCATCTGGGCCTTGGTGTAGCCGCTGACCGTGAAGGCGAGCCCCCGGTACTCCTCGGCGATTGCGTAGAACTTCGCAGCCGTTACCGGGACGCGCTCCTTGAAGTAGCTGACGGCCTCCTCGAAGGTCATGTCTTTCCGCGTGAAAATCTCGTCGATGTCAGCCATTCTCCAGCACCCGCCCCTCGAGGTCTGCGTAGAGCATGACCTTTTGCAGCAGCTCTTCCACCTCGGAGACATCCATCGCGGCATAAAGCTCGGCGACGGCCTTGTCGTCCTCCATCATGTCGCGGAGCTCCTCAAGGCTTTCCGCTTTCTCAATTATCTTGAGAACAGGGCCGAAGGCACGCTTGAAGCTACCGGCCCCGTGCCGCACGGCTGCGGATGCGAGCTTGTCGATGTGCTGCTGCGTTCCGATGCCGTCATCACCTTCGGCCTTGAGCGCGATCTGCGCCGGGTTTTGCTCCTTTTTGAATGGGAGCCCGGTCAATCCCGCACTTGTCGACCTGGGTGCAGCGACTTCCTCGTCAGCTTCCGGCTCTGGGATGGAGAACTTCTTGTAGATGAAGCTCGTCGGAACCCGGAGACCGACCTCGTTGACGAGTGTGCCGATGATGGTCGCCGTCTGGGTAAGGTCTTCCGACTCCTCACAGTCAAAGCGGATATGCGGCACGCGCTTGTCTTCTCCGAAGTTGAAGATGCACAAGGGCCGGATGAGATCGCGCCGGAGCGTTGATGCAAGTGACTTGCAGTCAGCGACGGTCAAGTCGTGCCGGACGTCGTTGTGGGTCTTACTCTGGGCGTAGCTTCCGCCGCCAGAGTCAGAGGTGAGCGTCTGCCCGAGGATTGCCTTGGAGATTTGCTCGTCGCAATATCGGGCGAGGCGTTCGTACAGGTCGGAGCTTGACGTCTTCTCCGTGGTGATGAAGTCGATCGACGTGCCGTCCGGGATAATGCCCGCCGCGTCCGCGCCGATCTGGATGAGGGCTTGCATGAGGGCGACCTTGTCCGCCTCGCTCGCCCCGGGCGCATACTTGCCCAGGCGAAGCGGTAGGCCGTAGACCTCGGCAAAGCTGACCCAGTCCTTGAGATCGTAGTTTTTGAACAGGTACATCCAGGCCACGACCCGGAGGATGCCCGCCCGGGATGTGTGTCCGCTGCGGGCCTTGTACCTGTGGACGATGAATTTATTCGCGGGGAGCAGGATGCCCTCGGGTGCGTCCTTGGTGCGTACCTTGAAGGAGTCGTCCAGGCTGTCCCAGAAGAACCGCTTTTGATGCCTGGACTTAATCTCCCTGACAACGACGTGTCCCTCGTCGTAGCCCCACATGATTTCGGAGACGGCGAAGCCCTTTCCGATCGCGTCCAGGAGGTCGGTCTCGACATCCTCAAGGCTCTCGATGCCGTTGATCTGCTCTTCGATGAAGTCGGCGATCTCCTTGTCTCTCGGGTCATCGCTGAACGGGATGATCTCGAAGTCGAGCCCCGTGACGGCGTTCTTTCTGGTCTGGAGCTGGCTGAACAGGTGAGGGTCTTTCTCCTCCATCTCCTCGAAGAGCTCCATCTGCCGGAGAACGTCTCCCGCGTCTGCCTCCTTGAAGATTTCCGCCAGCTTGACCGGCGTGAGCCCGTTGCTCGGGTACTCGCTGTACTTGTCCGTCACCTGGGCGACGGCGATCTCGTTCGTATTGGGGCGGCGGAGCGGCGCGGGGTTCTGCTGCGGCTGCTTCTGCCGCTTTTGCTTCTTACTCATTCAACCGCCTCCTCGATGCGCCGGTGCGCTTTCTCAAAATACTCGTCATCCAGCTCGACGCCGATGAACCTCCGCCCGGTCTTCTTTGCCGCGACCAGCGTGGAGCCGCTCCCGGCGAAGGGGTCAAGAATGAGGTCTCCCGGCTTCGTGACGGACGTGATGAGGTTCGCGATGAGTCCCACCGGCTTCTCTGTTGGGTGTATCATCTGGGCACTCCCGAGCTTGCTAAAGGTAACGAGGTCTTTCGGCCTGTGTCCGGGGAAGCTATACTTCCCCTTGATCGCGAAGACGATGTTCTCGTGGGATGGTGCAAACGCCGCCTTCGTGTCTCCCATTCCGTGATGAACCTTGTCCCAGATAACTTCGCTTTTCACCTGGAAGCCCGCCAGCTTGATCGCGTCGATGAAGGTCTGCTCGACGTCCCATCTGGTAAAGCAGAGAATGGCTCCTCCAGGTTTCAGAACCCGGTAGGCGTCATACAGGAACCAGATGAAGGGCGACTTGTCGTTCTTAATCCGGGCCCCGGTCTGGGAGACGTAGTTGATGCCGTAGGGCGGGTCTGTGATGATCGCGTCGATGCTCTCCGCCTCCATCTGTCGGAGCACGGTGAGGCTGTCGTCGTGGATGATGGTGTTCTCTTTGATGGTGATATGCCCCACCTCCTTAATAGGCTCCGCGCTTGAAGTCCAGGGCGCGGGCGATGACGCTCTTGTATTCGACCTTCCGCCCGACTTTGACATCGAGGGCCAGCTTGACCGCCATCTGGAGGCCGTCCGGGCCGTCATCGTTCTTGCCCATCGGGTACTCGGTCATCTGCTTCAAGAGGGTCTTGTGCTTCCGGCTGAACTTGACGTAGCCGTTCTTGATGAATGGCTGCAAGGACTGGATGCGAGCGTCTTTGTTCTGTGTGCTGTTGATCTCCACAATAGGGAGGTATTCGCCGACCGCTGCGGACTTCTGACGCATGATCTCGGCGAAGTAGTATTGAAACTGAACCGTCTCGACGCCGAACTGGTAGTAGGGCCGCTTGTACTCTCGCTTGAGGCGGCGGCTTGCCTCCAGGGCGTCCTCGATAATCTGGTCGGGCTTTCGCTTCGCGATGTCCGCGATGATGACGTAGATGTAGCCGGTGGACGTATCCTTCGCCAGAGCGAAGATGGAGCTGGTGTCCGACTTCTTGTTCTTGCCCAGCGAGGGGTCGTTCGCCCCGATGAACAAGAACTTCGGGTCGGAGAAGTCCGGGGGCTGCTTCCCGTCGTCATCCCAGAAGTCAAACCACTCCTCTTGGAAGGTGCAGTTTTCCGGGTCGATGGGGTCGTTCTGGATTTCACTGTTGAACGACGCCTCGCCTTCTGAGACGCGGATGACCATGAGGTCGTAGTACGAGAGCTTCTCCTCCCACAAGACGGAGGTGCCTTCCAGCATCTCGTCCTTGTTGGCCTCGTAGAACTCCAGGGCCTCCTCCTGCCGGTTCTCGTTGGTGAGATCGGTGAAGATCGCTTCCCAGGCGTCCCAGAGCTCGCCGTTGGTGGCGAAGCTGATGACGCCCTGATACCTGACCGACTTGTAGCTCGGGTTCTTCGCCACATTGGCAAGCAGCGCGTCGAAGTGCAGCAGCGTCCCGATGTAGACGATGTCTGTGTAGGTGTCGCCCGCCTTCGAGACCGCCTTGTAGAACCAGTCGCGGAGCTTCTTTCTCTGCTCCGGGGTATTGACGTTCTCGTCGTTTTCCAGGTCATCGCAGACGATGAGGTCGGGTCTCCATTGTTTGTGACGCCGACCACGGATTTTCTTGCCGGAGCCGATTGCCTCGATCTTGACACCGTTGGAGAGCAGGATGACCGAGGACTTCCAGACCTTTCCCTCCAGCTCTCCGAAGTCTTCCTTGAGGACGGTGTTCTCTTCGAGCTCCGTCTTGATGTCAGCGAGGAACCCTTCCGCCTGTTCGGAACTGTCCGACAGGATGAGGATGTAATGCTTGTAGGCATAGACAGAGGCGTGGATGGAGTCCTTAAAGGTGAAGGTCGTGCTCTTTGCGTGACCACGGGGTGCCTCGATTGCCCGGTGACATCCATCGGCCCGGGAGATCTCTTTTGCAGACTCCCCGGGGTCGAGGCCCTTCATGACGCCCTCGCGCCATATCTTGTCGAGCTCCCCGTGGAACGCCGGGGAAGGCCGGACGAAGTAGTGCGCGAGATAGGCCCGCCCGAAGTATTCAAGATCAAACGCCCCGAGCTTCCGGCGCAGCCCCTTCGGCCCGGTCAGCTCTTTCCCGTCCTTGAAGTCCTGGAGGAGCTGCGCCCGACGTTCGGGGAAGTTGTCACCTCGGACAACATAATCGAGAAAAAGTTGCCGTTGGTAGTCACGGTTTGCGACCACTTCACGGTCTTCCGGCTCCTCGAGCCGTTCGAGGTATTCATTGAGGTCAATCTTCGCCATCGGTCAGCACCTTCTCTCTCGCCCGCGCAAGTACGTCATGCAGCTCTCCCGCGAGCTCCGGGTGCTGCTTGATCGCCGCCATGAGCTCGGCCTCCATCTGATCGAAGGCGAGCTCCGCCTTTTTCTTGAGGTCTGCTCGGACGCGCTTCTCATAAGTCGCGTTCCGGGCCAGGGAGGCGATGAGCCGCCCCGCTTTGTCGAGGGGCATTTCCTGGAAGTCATCCTCGGCGGTGCTGACCCGCTGCATGAGGCCGTCCATGAGCACCATTGACGCCGCCTTCGTGTAGTCGAGGTCTGGGTGCGCTTCAACGGCCTGGGCGATTGCCTGAGTCCTCTGGATGGTCTCGGCGACGCGCTGCGCGGCTTGGGTGGTTCGGATAGCATACCGACCGATCGCCGACTTGCTGATCTCGTACCCTTCGCTTTTGAGCCATGCAGAGAGCTCCTCGTAGGTGTTGGTGGTGTCGGATAGCTTGACGTCGAGCTGCCCCTTAATGTCATCCGGGAGCTTGTCGATCGTCGAGCTCACCCGTGTCCGGCGTCGCTCGTTCTTAGACATCGACGCCGGGGTCGTCAATCGTGCTCTCCAGAAGGTCGACACCCTTCCGCGTGAGCTTGATGACGGCGTCCTTTCGGTAGGCGTTGTATGCGTTCGCCGTCCGGCTGGTGAAAACGATGTAGCCCGCCTCCTCCAGATACTCAATGTGCTTCGAGATGTCGGGGGAGTAGATCAAGCCATCGGCGACGAGGGCGTTCGTGATCTGCCGGACGAGGAGCGTGTTCTGGTTGCCTTTCGCCAGGGCCCGGATGATGTAGCCCCGGGTAGCTTTATTCTTGCTGACTTCCTGTTCCGTCAGCTCGTCCATGATTGCCATGAGCTGTTATTCCTCCTTTCCTTTTCCTTTGCCGTAGAGAATTTGGTCGAGTTTATCCTCGACCCGGTTCATGACCCGGATGTAGTCCTCCCGGGTGACGTACACCAGCGGGAGGTCTGCCTTGAGGTCGTTGAGCTTCTCGTCTACCTTCGTGATCTTCTCAGCGGCCTCTCTCTTTGCCTCCGCGATCTGGGTGGCGGCTTCCTTCTTCGCCTCCGCGATCTGGGCGGCGTTCCTCTTGTCTGCCTCCTCCAGCGTCGCGAGCGTCTTCTTGATGAAGAACGTCAGAGCACCGACGACGAGAGTGCAAAGGAGGGAAGCTGCTGCGCCGATGACGGTGGTGATCTGTGCGACGTCCATGTGCGCCCCTCCTTACTCTTCGGAAGAAGGAGCAGCCCCCTCGGTGACGGTGTCGCCCTCAAGCAGCACGCCCTCGGGGAGCGTGATGAACGGGTCGCTCTGCTTCACCTTCAGGACGGCGTCCTCGATGCACTTCGTCAGGTAGTTGTCGAAGCTGCCCAGGTTGTCGGTAATGACCTTCTGGGCCTCCGGTGCGATCGCTGCCTTGACCTCGTTGAAGACCTGTTTGCCCAGGGCAAACAAGTCCTCGCGGTTCGCGGCCCCGCTCTTGACCGCGTCGCGGAGGGCTTTTGCCGTGGTCTGCTCCATCGCGCCGACCGACTTGGTCGCAAGGTTCTCGACGTCCGCGAGGGCGTTGTCGAGCACTTTGCGGGCCGACTCGTCCTCGATCTGAGCCGTCTGCGCTTTCAGCTTCGAGGCCCCGAGGCGGATGTAGTAGACCGCGTAGGCTCCCGCGAGGGAGATGACGGCGAGTGCGAGGTTTACCAGCACCTCGGTCGCCGCGCTCTGGATGATGTTCATGTCCATGTGTTGCGTCCTCCTTTTGGGTAAAAAATAAGAGTACAAGCTACGCTTGTACTCTTAGGGTAAACCATCCTCTCGGAAGCCTCTATATGTAGCACTTCTAAGAGATAGCTTTTATTAAGTTGTGTCTCCCGGCCCGTCCGTGCCGGTTAGGATGTCGAAGAGCTCAAGCTGCCCTTCGAGCTTTCCGTCTCCGCAAAGCTGCCGTACCCAACGCTCGGTGACGTTGTATTTTCGGGCGAGCTCCGGGTGATTGTAGCCGTTAAACTCGGCCTTGATGTGGGCGTCTCGGACGGGTCTGAGGACGCTCTCCGGCTTCGGGAGGTAGATGGTGGCACCGCCTACGACCTCGCAGAGCTTGTAGAAGTTTTCGACTCCGATTGCCTCCGCGATCGTCCTGTTGTCTCCATCTGTTATCATGTCGATCGTCAGCTCTTTCGAGAGATTGTCCATGTCCCGCCCTCCTTTCTTTTACTCGGTCGGCTGCTCCATCATCTTGCCCAGGATGCCGATGATCTCACCGACCTTGATTGCCTCTCCGAACTTGTTGGCCCAGTAGTCCGGGGAATTGATGACTCCGGCTTTCACAAGGGCCGTCAGGCCGTTCCGCTGCCAGTCCGGGTAATTTGCCAGGGGGTCGGGCTCCGGGGCCGGAGAGGGGCTCTCAGGGGCTTCCTGGGCCATGATCTGACTGAGGAGCTTGACCACGTTCGCGCCGTACCCGCTGCCCGGGACGGCCCATCCCTTTCCGTTGGGGTTGTCCGCCGCGCCGAGCCACTCCACATAGGGAGCGGAGCCGCGAGTCACCAGAGAGAAACGGGGGTCGACGCAAGCGTTGACCAGGGGCTCGGTGGATGCGTATGCCTTGAGGTGCTGGATTTGAGCACGGACGCCGGTGCGGGGGTCAGGGAAGGTAGCAGCCTGTCCCGTGGCGTTGCCGTTCAGCGCCCCGATGCCTGCGTAGTTGTTCTGCGTGGGGAGCACGATGCCGCCGTACTTGAAAAAGCCCGTCTCGTGGAGGCTCTGCGCAAAGGCGACGTCGCCGCGCACGCCCTCG